CTTTTGCGGTGGCGTCGGCAGCGGCGGCGGCAAGATCGGCGGCTGTGGCGCCATAGGTGGCCCCCGACTCGTAGCGACCAACATACAAATTCGTCGCCCAGGATGCGGGGAACACCTCACCACCTGGCCCGCCGATTTGGAGCCAAGGGATAGCCCGAGAAGCTGCAGTCGGGACGACAATCTGTCCCTTTACGAGCACGTCGTCGGACACGCCAGCAGCCCGCCCCCCGAAATTCAGCCAGCTAAATATGTCGCCGGCGGGGTGCCGGAATGCAAGGCCGAATGCGACGGGATGTGGGCTTTGAAACGCAGTCAGATTGCACTGGCCATATAGCGTTTCACCGGGCATCACTGCAAACTCACTGCCGTACTCGTAGGTGTCCCGCCGCGTAAATGCCAGCGCTTTCGTGCGCCCACCGACAGACCAAGACACGACCGATGTGCCGCCCGTCTGCTCCCAGTCGCCAAGAGAACCATCGTCAAACGTGGGCTTGCTGATGAGATTGCCACCAGCCGGTAGGCTGTCCGCATATGTCTGGGCGGCCGCAATCGCAGCCGCCTGCGCCGCAGCCGCACGCTCAGCTGCTGACGTGTAGTAGTTGCCCGTGACCACATAGGCCTGCTCATCGACATCAGCGAGCGACTGCTCCGATAGGCCAAACAAATTGAACGACGTGCACTTGATGTAGATGGTCTTGCCGACGTAGGCGTCATCGATGACGCCGCTCTTGGCCACCGAGGTATCCACGTAGACGACCGGATCGCCGCTGGCGTGCGCGCTGCTGGACGGGGTGCCATATGCCCCGCGCACCAGGCGCCACAGCAGGTAGCTTCCAGCGCTTTGTAGCGTGGCGTAGGTGTACGCCACGAACTCGGGCGTAGCGCCGCCGATGTAGCACAGGCTGTTGAGCGCATCCGCATCGGCCTCGCTCACGTTGACGAGCTGTTGCTTTGCGCCGATGCCGACATGCACCTGGCTCAGGCTCGTGCTGGGTAGCGGGCCGATTGACGATGTGAGCTGACCGCAGCGGCTGCCACCCTCGATGCGACCCATGGCCCGGTAGGTGTCGCCGTCCAGGCTGACCCACACCGTGCAGCCGCCCCAACTGGGATCGTCACCGCGCGCTGCGACCCAGACCTCAAGCTGGTCACCGGTCAGCGCGCCCGGCCCCTCGAAAACGACCACAGACGAGGTGGCGCCAGGAGCGGCAAGGTAGTCAGCTGCAAAGCCTTGAGGCGCCTGCACCGGGTACAAAGGCGCGCTGGCCATGCCGGCCGGGTAGTCCTCGGCCTCGATCTCCAGCTCCATGTCGTCGGCTTCGGTGATGGTCTTGATCCGCACCGGCTCATCCGCCAGCAAGAGCTGCTGCTCGGTCAATGTGACCAGGTCCATGCACTCCAGCAGCGCAAAGTTCATGGGCAGCTTGAACTTGTAGGTGCCCAGCACATTCAGCGATCGCTGCTTGATGAGCTCGGCCACCAGGCGCGCCACGGCGCCCTCAGTGATCCAGTTTGCGGTGATCGTGTCTTTGGCTCGGATGCCGTTGGCGGCAATATCGGTGAGGTCTTTGGCCGTCACCACGGCGGTGTTGTAGTCGTTGGACCGATCCTTGTACGAGATAGAGACGGTGTTGTAGCAGTCGGCTGACGACTTCAGTGCGCGCTTCACCGGCACTTCGCCGTCGCTCACCAGATAGCAGGTGTCGTCCAGCTCGTAAACGGGCGTGGTGTTGGGCGTGAAGACGCGGCCATTGCCCGTGGCTGGCGCGTCTCCGTAGGGGCGCATCTTGAGCTTGCCATCACTCCAAACGATGGCCGTGTTGGTCAGCTCCGCAGTCGTTTTGAGGGCATCGCTGGCGTCCGTCTGCGCATCGAGGTAGGGCGACATGAGCAGGCCCGTGGCAACGCAGTAGTTGCTCCACTCGGTCCAGTCGCCCAAGGTGCTGGCGGGCATGGCAGCACCCTGCAGGGGGTGGCCGAGCAGATCTCGCGTGGACACTGCTGGGTCCACATCTGGCACGGTGCCGGAGATGGCGTAGGCGCTGGAATGCGTGACCTCAAACGCATGGTTGTCAATGCTGGTGCTGTCACCCAAGTCGTAGGCTTGAGCCACCACGCAGGCCAGGCCTGAGTAGCCCAGTGCCTCTACGCCTTTGCCCGCCAGCCCACTCCAAACAGGCTGGCCCACGGCGCCAGAAACGAAGCCCATGCCGAGCTTGGATAGCGTCGTCTTGCTCTTGCTCTTGATGACCCAGTTGATGGCAGAGACCACGCCGTGGCACAGGCCCAGGACAATGCTGGCGGAATAGGTGTACGTGGTGCTGGTCCCACCGCCGCCGCCCTTTCCTCCGCTGGTTTGCTCGGTGTGCGGCGTGGCTTTGAAGTCACCGTACCAAAGCAGATTGCCGGGAATGCGGTTTTGCCCGCGCATCCAGATAATGGTGGCGCCCTGGGTGCTCGACTGGATGGTGAGCGCCTCAGCCTTGGTGGCGCTGGTATTGACTGAATTTCCGCTCATGTCAGAACAGGCTCCAAAACTGTGTTTCCCGCCCCTGCAGGGGCTCTTCGCTCAGCCGGCTGAGGATGACGCCGCGCTTGATGTACGCATGAATGAACTGATCGCCCACGCAAATGGCCGAATGACTGAAGGTGCGCCCGAATCGGAACATGGCAATGTCACCCAGTGCAGGCGCCTGCACGCGCTTGGCGCCGGCTTGCTCCAGCCACTGCAGGTACGCCTCGGCGCTGCGGTGCAGGTGCCACTGGGTGCTGTACGCGCCGACATCAAGTGCAGGCGCCAGGCCCAGCTCGTCGCTATACACAGCCAGCAGGATCTGCGCGCAATCCACGCCTACGCCTTTGATGCGAGCATGGTGGTGGTACGGTGTACCCAGCCATGCCAGGGCCGCCGTGGCGACCGCCTGGCGCTGCTCTTCGGTCGAGGTCATAGAGCGGTCTCGGCTTGGGGAATGTAGGGTTGGCCCTTGAAACGAGCCAGGTTGCTGAACTTGCTGGAGCAGGTGGACTGCAGCCCATCGCATCCAGGCAAAATGGTGAAGGAGTCACCCACGGCCACGGCAGCAGGCAGCGGCGAGAGCAGGCCGATCTCGCCGCCCACCTGGCTTTTGACGGTGCGGCTGACGCCGGCATTGCCGCCGCTGGTCCAGGTCAGCGTGCCCAGGTCGAAAAAGCCAGAGGCCTGGGTGAGGTTGCTGGTGAATACCGTGCGCCCCACCGAGCTGATGCTGGTGGCAGCGCCGGCGGCTTGGAATGCCGCTGTGCTGAGGCCGCACTCGCTGTCGTACACCGTGCGCAGGCAGCCGGACTGGTACAGCTCACGCGGCACCTGCACGGTGAGCAACTCAAGCTCGGACTTGACGGTCAGTTGCGCGCCGTGGCGGTCCACCTCAGGCACCTCGCCCACGCGACCCGCAAACCAAAGCAAGGCGCCCACCGGCGCTGTGGCGCCTATGCCCCAAAAGCAGCGGTCCACCTGCACGCGGGCGCGCATGAAGCCGCCTCGCGCAATGTAGGCCAGCAGCGGCACGCCGCCGATGGGCACGGGCCGTGCAGCATCTGCCACCAGGGTGATGGTCATGGTGTCCACCTCCACACCGATGGACCACTTGCAGCGCGTGCGCTCGATGCCGGGGCCGAGCGCCCAGATCTGGCCGTTACCGATGATGGGCGCATCAGCACTGGTCCAGCGCAGCACCTGGCCATTCGCCAGCGTGATGGTGTAGAGGTCGCAGCCCTGCAGCGGCGCGCCACTGTTGAGCAGCGCGGCCAGCGCGCCGGGTGATGTTTCCCAAAGAGCGGTTCTCATAGCGGCTTGGTGCTGATGAATTCGACCTTCTTGGCCTCGTAAAAGGTGGCGAAGTTTTTTGTGAACTCCAGCGAGTCGCTGTTGAAGCGGCAGCGCCAGTAGAAAAAGCCCGTCCAGCGCAGCACCGCGCCACTCGGGGGCGCAGTGGCAAAGCTCACCGCAGCCGTGCTGCCCACGGTGAACGCTGTGGTGGCTGTGCCATTCACGGTGATGGCGGGCGTGCCGTTGATGCCGTAAATGGGCTCCATGAAGCCACCCAGCGCGCGCGCGAGCTGGAAGCTCTTGGTGCTTCCGTCGCCCACGCCAAACACTTGGCTGCTGCAGTAGCGGTCGTCGTGGTCCTCAAAGAGCCAGTCATCGAAAGTGCCACCCACACTGTTGAAGAAGCCTATGAGCTGCTGCCACTCGGAGTAGGCCGTGGCCAGACGCAGGAACTCGAATGGCAGTGCGTAGCGATACAGCGGCACCGCGCTGTCGCGCCATCTGAATTCACGCCGGCTGGGCGTTTTCTTGATGGTGACCGGCGGCGCCACCACGGTGCGCGTGACCGGCCAGGTCAGGCCCGGCAGGGATGGAAATATCAACTGGCTCATAGTGCCCTGTCTCGTTGTGCCGACTTCACGGCGGCAACCAGGTCGTCGCGGTGCGCCATGAAAAATCCACCTCGAAGCGGCACTGCGTTGAGGTTGAAATTGACCGCACCGCCTGACGATCCTCCACCGTCAGCCATGTTGCGAATCACATCAGCTTGCTTGGCTGGCAGCACCATTTCCTTCTCGTGCAGCTGTGTCATGGGATTCACGCCGGCTGGAATGTCGTAGCCGTTTGCTGCCGACTTGATCGAGCCCTTGGCCCCCATCACCAAGGCAAAGATCGATGCAAAGGCCGCCGCAGCCATGAGCGGCCCCACAAAAGGAATAGAGGCTTGCGAGGCAGCTGCGCCGGATGCGGCTTCAGCAGCATTGGCTCCAACGACAACCGTCGCTTCTGTGGCCTTGGCCCCAATCGTGGCTGCAGTTCCGCCCAAAACAGCGGCCTTCTCTGCTGCCGTGCCAAACAGGGTGGCCTGCAATTTGGTCGCCTCGCCGGCCAGCCAAGTCTTAACCTTTGCGCCAACCACCGACTTGGCGAACCAACCTACCATCTCGGCTCCGACAGCCTTAAAGGCCCCGCGCCAGGTC